AACGCAACTTTTAATGGTTTTGGGTTGACTACAACAGTAGGAAGTGGTAATGCTCTTATCTGGAACGAAGTAAATACAGGTTCTGCTCCAATAGATCCTCCTGGATGGAGGGAAGTCGTTGCATAAAGAGTTTGACACTTTCTCTTTATTTTAATAAAATAAACGATATAAGGAATTTAATATGGCGAATTCAACATCAGCAAATTTAAAACTTACAGTACAAGCAACTGGGGAAAACTCAGGAACTTGGGGACAAATTACAAATACTAACCTTTTAATTTTAGAACAAGCGATTGGTGGTTTTACTACTTTTAATATAACTAACGCTGCCAGATCATTAACTTTTACTAATGGTGCAGTATCAAATGGTAAAAATGATGTAATAAAATTAACAGGAACTTTAGCTTCAAACTTGACAGTTAGTATTCCAAATTCAATTGAAAAAGTTTATCATGTTGAAAATGCATGTAATCATGCTAACAACACTTTAACTTTTAAAACAGCTTCAGGAACAGGTGTATTATTATGTGAAGGAAATAACTACACATTATATTCTGATGGAACAAATATTGTAAAATTATCTGAACAAAGAAATTGGAGAGCAGTATCAGCAGCAGAAACAGTTCAAGCTGGTGCTAAACTTTTAGTAAATACAAATGGTGGAGCAGTAACAATTACGCTTCCAGCTTCCCCTTCTGCAGGTGATGAAGTATCATTTGTAGATCAAGGTTATGATTTCGATACTAACGCATTGACTGTTGGTAGAAACTCTTCTAATATAGCTAATGCAGCATCTGATCTTGTAGTTAATACACAAGGAGCAGCTTTTGGATTAGTATATTCTGGAGATGCTACAACAGGATGGACTTACACGGAGAAATAATATGTCAAATTACGAAGCAACAAAATACGATTTTTCAGGAGCAAACCTTACAGGTATCGAGGGAATTCCTACAGCAACTATTGTGCCGTGGTCTTCTGCATCAGTGCCAACAGGATTCTTAGAATGTAATGGACAAGCAGTTTCAAGATCAACTTACGCAGCTTTATTTGCAATCGTAAGTACAACTTACGGAACTGGAGACGGTGCATCAACTTTTAACGTACCAAATTTAGCTGACAACGTAGCAGTTGGAAAATCTAATAACAAAGCTCTAGCATCAACTGGTGGAGCAAACACAGTTGCAGTAGCAGCAAGTGGTAATATTTCAGGATCAACAGCAAATGCAACTTTATCAACAGCACAACTTGCATCTCACACTCACGGTCTTAGATCTTTTATTGCACAGCAACCTTTTCCACAAACAAACAATGCGGTTCCACGTTCTAATACTAGAACTATTAATAATGATTCTTATAGTACAGAAAGTTCAGGTTCTGGTAGTGGACACTCTCATAACATGAGTGCAAATTTTTCAGGCGACACAGCAAATCCATCTGTATTGCAGCCTTATTTAACAATAATTTATATAATTAAGACTTAGGAGAAATTATGGCAACAAACGCAAATTGGACAGTAGTATTTGAAGACAAAAAAGTAATTAAAAATTATGCAGAAGGCGCTAATGAAGGTGTTGGATATACAATTAACGATGATGCTTTTTGGGCAACTACTGATTTTCAAAATATTTGGGCTATTCAAGCAGGTACTTCTAATACTTCTGATGAAGTAGAACATAGAGATGATTCTGCCCACTGCTCTTTAGCTGACGAAGGAATAGATATTCAACAATTTGTTACTAGATGGGACGCTGTTCACTTAACTCACTTACAAGCTGATTGGGATGAAGATAGCGTAGAAGGTGAAAGTGAATCCGATAAAATTGCTAGACTAGGTCCAAGACCTACTTCTTATTCTTCATAATTTAAAAAATTACTCATAGCATATCTAGGGCCACAGTCTTCATGAAACTGTAATGAACAGTGGTAAATTTTAGGGTCAAAAATAATTGCCCTATTTTCTTTAAATCCTATATGAGAATTTAAAACATAATCTTTATTTACTTTATCATAAAAACCTGTACCGCTATTCATTAATTGATCTCCTTTCAAATATACTAAACAATTTACATCATTAAGTGGATCTTTATGAGGGGTTGCTCCTTTATGTTTAGTGCTCAATAAATAATCATGTTCAAAACTTTTTATATTAAGTCCCATATTTTTTAATATGTTTTTCATTTCTTTCACAGCAAAGTGATTGAAATCTAATGAAGAATTAAAATATATTCTTTGGTAAGGATTTTGATCTTCTTTTTTAACAGTTGTATTTCTATTTTTAAACACACATTTTGAAATATCAAAAAGTATTTCATTATAAATTTTATTGTTAAAAAAATTATCTTTTATTATTAAGGAGTCTTTTATTTTTATCATGGCCTCACTAATAGCCAGGATGTTACAATATATTTTTCACCTGATAAAGGCGGATTGCCTCTATGTAAATATGGAAAGCCTGCGGGCCAAATAACTATTCTACCTTTTTTAGGTTTTACTCTTTTTGAATAATGTAAGAATTCTGTCTCACCTCCTTCTTCAACATCATTTAAATATATAGAAAATACAAACGCTCTTTTCTCATTTTCATAACCTTTAGTGTGTTCAACATGCCAAATATGATAACCTTCGGTCGGTAGAGTTTTTTGAATTTTTAAATCTGTAAAATGAAAAGGAACACCATAAGCATCTTTTGCTCCTGTATTTTCACAATAATGAGTCCAAGCTAAATCAAAGTTAACCATCATAGATTTTAATTGTTCCCACCATATTTCTAAATTTTGAGGAGTTGCAAAAAATTGTTGATCTTGTTTTTCTGTTATAGGTGCTGATTCAAAACCTATTCTGTTTATTGTATTTTGAAATTTATCTTGTTCTTCGTATAATTTAATAGCTTTATCACATTCTTGTGGGGTAATGTAATTATCATACACACCTATAAAATTAGTTATGTTAACTGTTTTTTCTTTCATGTAAAATTTTCTCCTTTTTTGCGTAGTTAAATGATTGATTACTTGACTCTATATTAAAAACCAACGAATATCTATTTTCTTCTTCGTCGCTTTCACAAAAACCATGTAATATTTCTGGTGGAAATATGTAATAATCTCCAGGTTCAGGGGTTATTTGTATATTTAATTCTGGTAAAATTAAGTTAGAACCTTTTGTTAAATATAAAATTCCATGACACCAAGGGTGAGTATGATAGTTTAAACTATCTCTTTTTTTTATTTCGTTTCCCCAAGCTTCTTTAATTATTTTTCTTTCTAAAAAATATTTAAATGTATCTGGATGATTAGTTTGATGAGCATTTATTAAATAAGTAATAAAATTTTTAAAATTATTATCGTCTACAAAATGATCCCATTTAGTCATTCCTCCTTTTACATTAGTATAATTTTCCATGTTAAAATCTAAGTTATTTTTTATACTTAATATAAAATTGTGAACTACATGAGGGTATGGATAATTTCCGTATATTATATTTACTGTTCTAGGATAAGTAATAGTTAAACTATTCTTAACTTCATTTAATTTATTATTTTTACTTAATGAACTAATCATTTATTTTCTCTTCATCTACAAATATTTGAATTGTTTTTCTAGGAATTGTTGAACCCGTAACAGGTGTTACTTTATGTTCTAAAGGAGTTTTTACAATAACCAATGAATTACCAATTAAAGGTATAAAACCATTTGCTTTTTTATCTGTAAACAAAAATTCTCCTCCAAATCTAGGGTTCCATCTTCTGTTAATGTAATATGTTATGCCATACAAATGTCCACTGTCATCATGCCAATTAATACCTGAACCCTCTTTCATAGAATGAATTAACGGTATATAATTTTTAATTTTTATCTTATGAAACAAATTGTTTTCTAATAGTATTTTTATTTTTTGAAGTGGCGGATAATTAATATCTAAACTAGTGCTATCTACAAAATTTTTATAACCATGTTTTAAATCTTTATGCCATTTATTTTTTGTTGATTCCAATGATACTAAGTTACTTTTAAATACATCATAATGTAATTTTTTATATGAAGGAAAATCTAAAAATTGTTGTATATAGTATAATTTATCTGGTATTGAATATACTAATTTCATGATCCTAAAAAACAATTTATTGAATACCTAACACCTTTTGTTACAGGCTCAGTTCCATGAATCCAAATTAATTCTGCCGGAAACAACATACCATCTCCAGTTTTAAAAGACTCTTTTATTTGACCATTGAAAAATCTAAATTCTCCTCCTTCATAATCTTCATTTAAATTTAAAGTACAAGAGGCTCTTATGTTTCCTCCTATGTCAGTATGATCTTCAATACATTCTCCTTTTTTGTATTTTAAAATGCGAATATTTTCTGTTCTGTTAATAGAAGTATTATCAAAAGTAGGACATATATTTTTTTGAATGTGTAAGACATAATTAGTTATCATTATTGACAAATACATTTCAGATATATTTAAAGCTTCTTTTATATCTTTATTGGGATTAGTAATTCGTGATAAATTTAGACAGTTAAAATTATCTAATTTAATTTTTTTATCTTTATATTTATAGCTTTGCTCTGGACCTGATAATTCAGAATATTTTTCAAAGGTTTCTATTAATTTTTGACAAAGATTTTTAGGAACTAATCCATTGATTCTATACTTTAAATCTGTTATTTTATGGTCAAAGGACATTATATTGTATCTTTCATTCTTTATATTTTTAATATATAAGGCATTATATGCTACAAAAATTAAATTTCAAGCCTGGCTTTAACAAACAAGATACAGAATCTGGTGCCGAAGGGCAGTGGACAGATGGTGATTTTGTTAGATTTAGATATGGTTTACCTGAAAAAATAGGTGGTTGGAGTCAACTTACAGCTGCATCAAAAACTTTACCAGGAGCAGCTAGAAAACAAATTAGTTTTACTTCTTTTGCAGGTGAAAAATACACAGCGATTGGTACTTCTCAAGGTTTATTTTTATATTATGGTAATGATTTTTTTGACATTACTCCTTTAGATACAGCGATTACAGGATGCACTATAACAACTGTTAATGGTTCAAATACTGTAACTATAAATAAAGGATCTCACGGTTTAGCTAAAGGAAGGTATGTAACATTATCTGCTGTGACTGTTACAGGTGCATCAGATTTTACAGCTGCAGAATTACAACAAGTTTATGAAATACTAACTGTGCCTGATGTAGACAAGTTTACAATACAAGCATCACGTGCTGAAGGAGGAACAGGCATGACTGCAGCAGGTGCAGCAACTGTTAATCCTTATGTTGAAGTAGGTCCTACCTTTCAAACCGCAGGTTATGGTTGGGGCACTGACTCATGGGGATCTAGCACATGGGGAACTGAAAGTGCAACTAGTGATGTGATTCTTGACCCAGGAAACTGGAGTCTAGATAATTTTGGTGAAGTATTAGTTGCAACTGTATTTAATGGTAAAACTTTTACATGGAATGCTGGAGCATCCTCTCCTAGAGGTATCAGAGCTTCTCAGTCAACAACTAATTTTAATACGACAAACAATCCAACAGCTACTAGAATTTCTGTTGTGTCAGACAGAGATAGACATTTATTTCATATGGGAACTGAAACAACTATAGGTGATCCTACAACACAAGACCCTATGTTTGTAAGATTTTCTAACCAAGAAGATTTAAATACATATGCACCGACAGCAACTAACACAGCCGGTACGTTTAGATTAGATACTGGTAATGAAATTAGAGCAGCCATACAAGGTAAAGATTATATCTTTGTATCAACTGATACAGCTGCATACGTAATTCAATTTGTTGGTCCACCTTTTACTTTTTCTGTTAGACAGGTGGGAACTAACTGTGGATGCATTGGTCAACATGCTATGTCTTATGCAAATGGTGCTGTCTGGTGGATGTCAGCAGAAGGTGGATTTTTTGTTTATGATGGTACAGTTAAATCATTACCATCACTTGTAGAAGATTTTGTATTTAGCACAGATGGAGATAATTTAGGTATTAATTTAGATTCAAGAGATGTTATCTATTCTTCTCCTAATTCTTTGTATACAGAAATAAATTGGTTTTATCCAAAAGATGGATCTGATCAAGTTGATAGATGTGTGACTTATAATTACTCAGAAAATGTTTGGACAACTTCTTCGTTAGCTAGAACTACATATCAAGATCAAGGGGTGTTTAATACTCCTTACGCAACAGAATATAATAAAACCGGAACACCTGTATTTCCAGATATATTAGGTATTACAAATTTATATGGAGCTAGTATTTATTATGCTCATGAAATAGGAACTGACCAAGTAAACAGCTCAGGCACAACTTCTATAGATGCTTTTATTAGGTCTGGAGATTGGGATATTACCTCACGTAAAAGCGCCTTGGGTCAGGCAACAGGGGTTGCTGATTATAGAGGTGATGGAGAATTTTTTATGTCAGTCAAACGATTTATACCTGATTTTAAATACCAAACAGGTAATGCTCAAGTAACTTTATTTGTAAGTAGCTATCCAGATGATGTAGCTGTTAGTTCACCACTTGGACCCTTTACAATAACTTCTACAACTGATAAGGTAGATACAAGAGCTCGAGGCAGATTAGTTTCTGTGCAGATAGCAAACACAGCTGTAGGTGAGTCATGGAGATATGGCACACTTAGATTAGACGCACAACCAGACGGAAGAAGATAATGGCAGTATATTTTGATGAAAATGGAAATTTAGTAGACACAGAAATAAGTGAATCTTCTGATGTTTTACCACCTAATCCTTTTCTTTCACCTGGCACAGCAGATGATGCGTACGCAAATTTAATTGGATTACCTGCAAATCAAGATATGGGATATCTTTATGGCGTGCCTCAAAGAGCAGATGACCAAGGGTATTTAATTGGTACACCTGGAACTGCTGATGATGTATTTCCTTTTGAACCTCCGGGAACTGCTGATGACAATATTGCAAATTTAATTGGCGTACCTGGAACTTCTGATTTTGGATATCCAAATGCCCCTGCAAATAGATTAGGAGGACTAGATTTAAATAAATTTCAAGGTGTGAGTGACCTAAGCGTAATAGATGAAACAACTAATGATGAACAAAGTCAAGAGTATATAGACGCGGTTAGTAAAAATAAAAAAAGCGGTATTATGGAATTAATTAAATTTTTAATTCCTGGAAGCGGTATAGCAAGAGTTTTTAAAAACGATCCACAAGCAACAAATATGAGAAACTTTTATGGTAATAGATATGGCTTAACACCTACAGGTCAGATTGCTTCAGGAATTATGGCAGGGTATAATCCTGTGTCAGGTGGTTTTTTAAATATGATTACAGGTGGTAAGTATGGTAACCCTACAAATTTTGGTTTAGCAAATGCCGCACGAAGAAGAATTGAAAAAATAGCAAATAGAAGAATTGCTCAGACTGATGCTAGTCGAGCAAAAATTGCAGCACTACAACAATTTGCAAGAGAAGATACTGCTAATCGAGCAAGATTTAACAATCCAAATGTATATGCAAGTGCTGACAAACAAGGATTTACAGATCCAAGCACAGGTGGTTTTAAATCAGCAGGTACCAATGAAAATTTCTCTAATAAAACTGGTAGAGGAAGAACAGGTTATTAATGGCTAAAATAACTAACTACATACCTGAACCAAAAGAAGAATATGATGTAGATAATCAAAGACAAATTATGGAGTCTTTGAATACAATGAAGCAACAACTTAATTTTTCTTTTCAACAAGATTTAAAAAACGAACAAGACGCTTTTAATTACTTTTTGTCATGAGTATACAATATAAAAATGCATCTAAGATATTAGACGGCACAGCTATGACAACTGTTTTGACTATAGCTACATCAGCGGTTGCTATTATAAAATCTGTATATGTATCTAATAACAGTACAGGAGCTGTATTAGTTAATTGTGATTTAAGAGATTCATCGGCTAGCACAGATATAGAATTTTTTAGAAAGGATATACCCGCTTCAAGTACAGTAAACGCTATTGAACAGGGGTTGAATTTAGAAGCAGGAGATGCTATAAAAGCTCAAGCGGAAACAGCTAACAAACTTGAAGTAGTAGTTAGTTATGCGCTTATAAACAGAGAGAATGAAAACGGATAATATACATAAGATCGATTGTACAACTATAACAATTTATAGAAATACAAGGACAGGTGAAACTTCTAAAGAAAAAATGGAAGGACCAGATATTGTTACGGATGTAACAGTGCAGGTATCACCAAAAGGTTTAGATGTATTTCAGAAAGTAATGAATAATAATGGACATAAAAAAACTTAATATTCTTTCTGTAGATTGTGATTGGGTTAGGTCATTAAAACATCAAGAGGAATTATTATCTTTTCTATTACCTTTTTTATTTAAATCTAATGAAATTTATTTAAATTATTATCACGATAACATCTATCCATTGTTTACTCACGGGTATGATGAATATAATTTAATTAATATAGATGATCATCATGATTATTTGTATAAAGATTTTCAATTAAAAATAATAGATCCAGGGTCATGGCTTTATCATTTGTCTTTGGTTTTTAAAAAAAAAATAAATTATACATGGATAAGCAATTATGATTCTGTTCATTTAGAATTTCCTTACGCTAGAATGGTTAGAGAAAATTTAAAATCTTATTTATTTGATCATAATATTTCATTTATTAAGGAAAAAAAATTTGACAAAATATTTATATGTTGTAGTCCTTCTTTAAATGATACAACAAAGGAAGCATTAGTTGCTTATAAAATTATAGAAAGAATTGTTAATGATAATAAGAAATCAAAACCCTAAGGGCGGAACAGAACTACAGCTCAACTATTTAGAAGAATATGTTGATAAAAAAATATTAGATCAAGTACAGATTACAACTTCTGTACCGGAGAAAATTCCATTACACCCAAACAAAGTAAATATACTTTGGCAAAAAAATTCATACGACCAACCTAATTTAGCACCATGGTTCAAGGATCAATCTAATCATCACAAGTATGATTGGTACGTATTTAATTCTCATTGGACCTTTGAAAAATTTAGAATGATGTTTGGTTTACCTGCTGAAAAATGTTTGGTAATTAAAAATGGTATAGATAAAATACAAAAAGCAAAACCTTATAAACAAGGTGACCCCATTAGAATAATTCATCAAAACACACCTTGGAGAGGACTATCTGTTTTATTAGGTGCAATGCAATTAGTTAAGAACCCATTAATTACTTTAGATGTATATTCATCAACTGAGGTATATGGAAAACAATTCTTTGATCAAAATGATCATGAATATACAGAACTATATGAACAAGCAAGACAACTACCTAACGTAAACTACATAGGATATAAACCAAATAGTTTTATAAAAAGTAATATGCATAAATATAATATGTATGCATATCCAAGTATCTTTGAAGAAACTTCTTGCATATCTTTATTAGAATGTATGGCCGGTGGATTATATTGTGTTACAACTAATCTTGGTGCTTTGTTTGAAACAGGTGCTGAATTTCCTATGTATATACCTTTCGATAATAATTTAAGAAGGTTATCAATGAAATTTGCCTCTGCAATAGAAGCTTCAGCAAATATATTACATGAAGAAACTATACATAAACATTTAGAAACTCAGTCTAATTACGTTAATGCTTATTACAATTGGAATAAAATAGGCACCTCATGGACAAGATTTTTAGCAGGAGCAATTAGTGCCAAGACTAAGTAATACACCTATCTGGTTTGAAGAAGATAAAAAAACAGAAGCTAGTAATGATACTTATCAAACTGTAAAAACTAATAAAGTTGAAGGGGATAGTAATGTGATTGAAATAAATGTAGGTGGTGAAGGTGGTAGATCACCATATAAAATAATGGTTTGTACCCCTTGTCATAGCGATGTATCTATGCATTATTGTCAAGCTGTTTTAAAATTTCAACAAGAATGTTTACAAAGAAATATATTAGTTAGTTTTACTTTATTAAAATCTTCTTTGGTTACACAAGGTAGAAATTTAAGTGTAGCAGAATTCTTAACTCATAAAGATAAATATACACATTTGTTATTTATAGACTCTGATATTGATTTTAATTTTTCTACTATTGAAAAAATGTTAAAAGCTGACAAAGATGTTATTGCATGTCCTTATCCAATGAAGATGATGGATTGGGATAAAGTATGGAGAAGAGTACATAATAAAGAAGATGCCATTACTTCTGCGGAGGATATGTCAAGAGCAGGTTTTACTTACCCAATTAAGGTAGAAGATCAATATAATATTATAGCTGAAAAAGGTATTATAGAAGTAACTCATGCACCTACTGGATGTATGTTAATTAAAAGACATGTTATTAAAGACATGATTAAGAATTACCCTGAATTAGAGATATACCAACCTACCTATATTAATGGTAAAGAAGAAAAGAAAGAGAATTTCTATAACTTATTTGACACATGGCATGATCTTAAAACTAAAAGATACTTTGGAGAAGACTTTGGTTTCTGTCAAAAATGGACAGATATGGGCGGTAAAGTTCACATATATGTAATGGATACTATCACTCACGTTGGAGAGTTCTTATATCGTGGTCGTTTCTTTGATGATTTATACCAAGGTACACGACCTGCAAAGCATGCCAAACCGCTTGACGAAGATAAAAAAATCAAATAAAGTGTAGTATTTTCAGGATATCTATGCCTGCTCAACAATATAAGTATATTTAAATTATGGCAATATCAAGAATGCAAGAACCCAGACAATTATACGGACTTGGAAGTATAGTTAAAAAAATAGGTAAGACGATCAAAAAAGTTGTTAAGTCACCTGTTGGTAAAGGACTTTTATTAGCTGGTGGATTAGGACTAGCAGGAATGGGACCTTTTTCTGGTTTAGCTAGAACTGGAGTTGGTCAAGCATTATTTGGTGGAGCTACTAGATTTTTACCTGGTGCTACAGCAGCAATGAAAGGCGCTGCAGTTTCAAGCCCAGGTATCTTTGGTGCAGCTAAAAACTTTCTTGGTGGTTTGAGCACTGGTGGTAAATTTGCATTAGGTGGAGCACTAACTAGTATCTTAGCTGCTTCAGGTATGGGTGCAGAAGAGATAGAAGCAACTAAAAGAGATCCAGAAAAAATAAAAATTTATTTAAGAGACTATTTTAGTAAAACAAATCCTGATGCATCTGCTGAAGAAGTAAATGAATTTGTAGAAACAAATGTGTCTGAATATGCTATAGGTGGTAGAGTTGGTTTAATGGGTGGAGCTATGCCTACAGGTGTTATGAGAGCTAATAAAGCTGGTACCATAGAACGAGACTATAGAGAGACTGGTGGATTTGTACCAGTTGGTATAAAAGAAAAAGCAGATGATGTACCTGCCATGTTAAGTAAGAATGAATTTGTAATGACAGCAGATGCTGTTAGAGGAATAGGTGACGGCAGCATTGAAAAAGGTGCTCAAAGATTATATGATCAAATGAAACAAGCAGAAAAGAGAGTAGTATAATGTCAGTAACAGAAACAAGAGTATTACCACCGGAATTTATAGAAGCAGCGGGTAAAACTTATTTAGGTAATCTTGCAACGGCAGCTGGTGGTTATAAAACAGCTGATCTGTCTAAAGCATTTGGAGATCAATTTGTTGCTGGACAAGATCAGTTACAAAAAGATGCACAAGCTTTAGCTCAACAAGGTATTGGTGCATATCAACCTTTTTTAAATAAAGCTGCAGCGGCACAAACAACAGCTGGTGGTTTAACAGGACCTCAAGCTTACCAACAGTTTATGTCTCCATATCAACAAGATGTTATTAATACAACATTACAAGAATTTGATAAACAATCGGCAAAAGGAATTCCAAGTATTGCAGCTCAAGCTGTAGGAAAAGGTGTTCTTGGTGGTGGTAGAGAAGGTGTTATGAGATCAGAGTACCAGGCAACAAGCGACATGAACCGAGCAGCATTACAAGCAAAATTATTAGCTCAAGGTTTTGGTCAGGCTCAACAAGCTGCTCAACAAGCATTTCAAAATCAACAAACTTTAGGTAATCAACAATTAAATTTAGCTGGTCAACAACAACAATTTTTAGGTCAAGATGTTGGAGCGTTGTCTACTCTTGGTGCACAGAACCAAGCTTTACTACAAGCGCAATTAGGAGCACAACAACAGTTAGCTCAACAACAATTACAACAACCATTAACAGCCGCTAATGCTTATGGTCAAGGTGTTACAAGTTTAATTGCTGGATACCCAGGCCAAACAACTCAAGTTAATGCACCTAGTCCTAGTCCTTTAATGACAGCAATAGGAGCTGGTGGAACTTTAGCTGGTATATACAGAGCATTTAACAGACCAGGAACTTAATATGAGAACTTTTAAAAGACCAATGTTTAGAAAAGGTGGTAATGTCGATAATGGCATTATGACTGGTATCGTAGATAGAACACAAGCTCAAGATGGATACACAGGAATGGAAGACATAGATATAGGTACACCTAAAAGTCAAGCTGAATACATAGAAGAAATTAAAGCGGGTGCCGGTGACTATGGAGGAATGGATCCTCTAACAAGTTTCTTATTAACTGCTGGACCATCTGTTGCAGGAGCTACAGGTTTTGCTGATGCAGTAAACAGATTACAACCAGCTACTAAACAATTAATAGAAGGTGCGGACGCAAAAGCTAAATATGATAGAGATATAAGAATGGCTGGAACTAAACTTGCATTAGCTGATGAACAAAAATTTGATGACAGAAGATTTAATTTAGCATTAAAAAGTGAGGACAGATCTTATCAAGATTTTTTAAGAGACGATGAGAGAAAATATCTTGCAGGTATAAAAGAGGATGACAGGATTTATAACAAAGAATTAATTCAAGATGAAAGAAAATTTAATTTAGATTTAATACAAGATCAAAGAGCTTATAATAAATTAGAAAAAGAAGAAAAAAGAGAATACGATGCTAAAATATTAACAGAAGCTAGAGAATATAACAAAATGGAAAAAGACGAACAAAGAAAATATGAAGAAAGATTAATTAAAGAAGGTAGAGCTTTTGAATTAGAAAAAATTATAAGAGCAGAGGAATTTCAAAAAGACCTTTATAACTTAGAAAAAGAAGACGCTAAAAAATACACAGAAAAAGATTTTTTAGAAGTCTATGAAGGTGATACTTTACAAGCTAAGAACAGGGCTGACTTTGAAAACAACAAATCAAAAACTGTATTTATAGAAAAATTTGGATCTAACTTTGAAGGTTTCTTAAACGGACCTAATGATCCTCAAGAATCTACAATGATTAAAAAAGGAAACAATAAAAAAGTTGGTAAAGTTTACTACGATGTAAATACTGGTGAAGCTAAGATATACAATAAAAAAACTGATGGTACTTATGGTTTCCAAATAATAGATATTGATACCTATGTAAAACCAGACGCACCAGCAGGTAGTACAGAAGCAGAAAAAGATGCTGAGATAGATAAAAGATTTGATTATTTAAGTGATAGACAAAGAAAAATTTTAGAAGAAATAAAAAAAAATAAGCCTGACGAGACCGCAGCATAGGAGCTTAAATGGCAGAGTTTTTACCTCTCAATAACGCCGAACAAGATAATGATACAGCGTGGTACACAGCTGCCGCCGCTGGTGTTGCGTCAGGTTTATTAAAAATACCTGAAGGTGTAGTTTCTCTTACAGCAGAACTAATTGATCTTGGAGCTGATACAAATACAGCAGCAAGTGTAGAAGAATTTTTTGATAAACTAAATCCATTTGAAGAGATAGCAGAGGAAAGAGCTATAGGTAAACTTACAGAAACATTAGTACAGGTTGGTATACCAGGTGCTATTGGATTCAAAGCAGCAAACAAGGTAGCTAGAAATCTTACAGCAAAAGCAATTAGAGCAAAGAAAGCTAACGCTTATGCTAATTTAAGAGGAGCTCCTGTTATGTCAGCAATAAACAAAGCTAGAGATTTAAATAAAAAATCTAAAAAGTTTAGATATGCAGCAGCAATTGCTGGTGGGGCAGCGGGTGAAACACTCGTAGCTGATGTAGAAAACATTGGAACATTTGGAGATATGTTTGGTGGAGGGCCTACTAAATTAGATAGAGAAGAAAGTTTTGGCAGAGAAGATGCTACAAGAAAATTATTAAACAGATTAAAGTTTGGTTCTGAATCTTTATTGGTTACTCCATTTGTATATGGTGCAGGTAAGTCAGCTAAGTTATTAGCTAACCGAGGTAAAGAACTTGCTTACAGTAATTCTAGATTTGCAAGATGGTTAGATAAATATGTAAGAGCACCTTTTACTCCTCAAGGCGGTATGACAAAAGAATTGTTTGGAGAAGAAACATTTAAAGAAGCATTAAAATCTAGAGACACATTAAGAGCAAAAGAAATTGTAGATAATATTACAAGAGAAGTAGATAATATATATCCTCAAACAGAAGTAATGTTTAACAAATCAGTACAGGTGGAAAAAGAAAAATTTTTAAAAGGTCTTAATGAAGTTTTATTTGAAGGCAATATTAGAGATAGAGTTGATCCTAAAAAACTAGATAGTCTTTTAGATCTTATGAAAAAAAGTAATGTAAGCGAAGAGTCTAGACAACTAATTGTTAATGGAGTTAATAATGCTAGAGATGAGTTTACTAATTTAATTACTATTTTAGACAATAATACTTCTGGTGCTAAATTAAACAAAGGCACACAAGAACTTAAATCTTTATTAAAAGGTAGAGTTAATGGTTGGATAGGTGGTACTTACAGAATATTTGAGGATCAAGGTAAAGGTATATTTAAATTTTTTAAAAGGTATGAGCCAACTGATGAAGTAATTAATAATGCTACCAATTTTTTTAGAAGAGAAATTGCAAAAGAAAATGGTGATGCAGCTTTTGACATAGCAAGTAATGCTTATCAAAAAGAAGCTAGCATTATAGTAGACGATATTCTTAGAGAGGCTGCTCTTAGAGGTAAGCCTAAAGGTTTAAAATTTAATGAATATATTAATAAAACGATGGAGGGAAAACCAGGCGCTGATTTTATAAGAGCAGAAATAAAAGAAACTAAGTTACCACCAAAAGAACTTAGAGAATTATTTGGAGAGGTTCAGGATCCAAGATACTCCATATTCAATGGTATAACTAATTTATCTTCTGTAGCTAGAACATCTGAATATTTAAAAAGAGTAGCACTGAAGAACGATGAAGTACAAGCAGCTGGTGGTAGAGGATTTTTTTGGAATGATGAAAATGCTTTTAGACTAGGTGTAAATCAAAAAAACACAGGAATAACATCTGTTAAAATGGATGATGTTATAAGTAAAATACCTGAAGCAGCTAACATACCTAATCCTTTAGCAGGTAAAATTACTACACCTGAAATAGCTGAAGCTATAAAAAATGCAAACAACATAGCAGGTGGCCTTCAAGGTTTTGTAAGAGGTGAAGGTAAAGAAGGTGCAGAAGCTGCTGCTAGTTGGATGTATAGAAATTTATTATTGTTTCCAAAAGGAGTTTCACAATTAGCTAAAACAGTATTCTCTATACCTACACACATAAGAAACGTAATTAGTGCGTTTGGTTTTGCTGGAGCTAATGGTAATTTATTTAACCCAGTAGAATTTTCTAAAGCATTTGCAGAAGGTATAGAAACTACAGGTCTTTTAAAAGCTGGTCCTCCAAGTGAAGCAGCGCAAGCAGCGTACAGAGAATTAGTAGAGCTCGGTGTGGTAAACTCGCAAGTTCAGATAGGAGACTTAAAAGCTTTACTACAAGACATTAGATTTGGTCAACAAGCTGCAAACGTAGATACAGTATTAAATCCTATGATGGCTAAGTTAAAAAAAGTAGGACAATTTTTTCAAGGTAAGTATGTAGCTGAGGATGACACTTTTAAAATAGCCAGCTATGTAATGGAGAAAGCTAAACTAAAAAGTCGTTATGCTAAACGAGGTATAGATGTAGCTGAATCTGTTCTTAATAGAGAAGCAGCTAACGTTGTAAAAAATACCGTACCTAATTATGCATTTGTTGGATCTGCAGTTAGAACCGCAAGACTTTTACCTGTAGGTAACTTTATGTCGTTTCCATCAGAGATGATTAGAACTACAACTAATATTGCTGAACTAGGTTTGAATGAAATGAGACACATACCTGCACCAGGTGTTAGAATAAAAGGAAGTAATTTAGGTTTAACAGTTACAGAAATATTAGAAGATGGAACTGAACAAGTTGTTAAGAACAATGCTCTTGATAGTGGAGCATATGGTGATGGAATAAAAAGATTACTGGGTCTTGCTACATTTACAACAGCAGCTCCAATTGGATTAACAGAAGGTGCAAAAGCTTTATACGATATATCTCAAGACGAACTAGATGCACTAAGAAGATTTGTACCTGAGTGGTCTAAAAACTCTACATTAATTCCAATTAGAACAGAGGATGGTGATTTAAGATATATAGACTTTAGTCACAGCAATGCTTACGATGTAATAGCTAGACCTTTAAGAACTATCTTAAATAATATTCAAGATGGTCAGATGAATGATCAACAGGTATTAGCTAGTTTTGTTAATGGAGTTAATGAAGCAGGTGCTGAAATTATGAATCCATTTATCTCAGAATCTATTTGGACAGAAGCTGCAGGGGATTTAACTGTTAGAGGTGGAATAACTAAAGATGGCAGAAGATTATACACAGATCAAACTTCTGCTGGTGACAAAGCTGCAATTAGATTTTTGCATTTAGGAAATGCATTAGCACCATCATACAAACAATTTGTAAGACTTGCTCAAGCTGCAACAGAAACACCAACAGCACGTGGAGAAACATTAGATGTTGGACCTGAGATAGCAGGCTTCATGGGACTTAGACCTATTAAAGTTGATCCCTTAAAATCAATGGGTTTTAAAATTTCTGGTTACCAAAGAGGTATTAGGGATGCGAGAAGAGAATTTACTGGTGGTTATTTTGGTTTATTAAAAGGTGGTCCTGTTGATCCTAACGATATTATTTTAAGATATATAAAATCAAACAAAGCTAAGTTTGATGTGCAACAAAATATGTTTAATGATTTAAATGCAGCAGAAACATTGGGCGTAGGAACTAATGAGTTAAGAAGACAGTTTGATGAAAGACAAATTAGTAGTGAAGATTACAATAATTTAAGAAGAGGTAGATTTGATCCTTACGTTCCGTCAGGTGAGATTGCAAATAAATTTAGAGACATTGCAAATAATCTTGGTGAAGACAATCCATTTAGAGAAGCTTTACCTGCATTAAATGAAATAAGAAGAGAGTTAAGACAACTGCAGTTGGGTGAGCCTTTTAACATTGATCCGTTAGAATTTTTAATACCACCTGCACCACCAACACCACCATTGCCAACATCAGTTACTTCTGCAATGCCTAACGATAAAACAATTACACAAGCACAAAACATTTTAAGTCAAACGCAAATGGCCGCTGCTAACTCTGGAGGATTGACTGCGTTAGAAGAAGCATTATTATCTAGCGAAGAAAAACTAATAAGATTAAGACAAAGAGGAATTACAACATAATGCCAAACGGAAATAAACTAAACCCGAAAACAACAAGAGAGCATTTGCTTTCTATCTATGGATATATTACTGGATTAAAAAAAGATGTTAAACACATGCACGATGGTATACACGATTTGGGTGGTAAGATAGACAAGATCTATTGGGTGTTATTGGGTACTGTTGGGGCAGTATCACTTCTGTTGCTAGAGAAAGTTTTAGATAAAGGTCTTTTTTTTTAAATCCAAGCTTTTAAATCTTCGCCCATAATATCTGTAGCGATGTTTAATTTTTTTCGTAAAGCTTTTACAACTTTAGTATCAATGGTATCTTCTGTTACTATATCAATATAAGTCATTGGGTATTTCTGTCCAATACGATCAATACGAGCTTCTGATTGTAATCTTTTCTCAAGATCATAACCATTAGAATAATAAACCATTGTACTGGCTGCTGTAAGTGTGATACCATAACCGCCGGTTTGAGTAGTGCCTACAAAAAATCTACAGTTGTCATCTTCTTGAAACTTCTTTATATTATTCTGTCGATCTTCCATCGAAGTTTTACCGTAATAGTCTACAACAATATCATCACGGTCATATTTTTTTCTAATAGCTTTTATTATAGTTTCAATATCTCTTTGGTAATGAGACCAGATAACAACCTTACCTTCTACTTCTGATAATATTTCCATAAGTTCTGTCACTCTATGATTAGGTATGTCTTGTATAGTACCGTCATCAGCGGTAAAGTGACCACAAAGAATTTGATGAAGTCTCATTAATTGAACCATAACATTATTAGTAGTTAGTGCTTTTCCTTCAAGCTGTGCCATTGCATATTTTTTCATGGCTTTGTAAACTTTTTCTTGTTGAGGGGTCATTGTTATTTGACGCTTCATAAATGTTTTTTCTGGTAGGTCTAGACAATCATCTTTTAATACACGCATTGAAAAAGGTTCTATTAATTTAGATAGCTCTCCAAGATTTCTATAACCAACAACAATGTTAGTGCTATGACTACCAAGATTAATTGTTCTCATCTCTGCATAT